TGCTTATTCTTCTCAGAATCCAACGCCTCAGACTTCTGCTCAATCCTCGAGTAATACTATTCCAGCAGGAGATTTAGCAGCTTTAAATGCTTATTCTTCTCCTGTTTCATCTTATTTAGGTAATACTGAAAATTATCTTAAAAGCGCTGCGTCATACGGAGAATTACCTATAGATATGGCTGCAAAAGCTGGCCAAGCAATATTTAATATTCCCTCTGGATTAGTTGCTATTGGATCTGATATTGCACCTAATGTAATATCCCCTTCTGCAGCGCCCTGGATGAGAAATCATTATTTGGGTTCTAATTCAAATATGGGTCAAGATATTGCAAATATAGGGAAGTCAATAGGACTACCCTCTCCTGTTTCTCCAGTTTATAATACCACCGCTAATATCGGCAGCGCATTACTGGGAGCGTCCATCCCAATTTCTTCTATTGGAAATGCATTAAGATTTGGCCCTGGAATGATTGGTGATGTTTCACAATATATTGGGTCCCGTGTTATTCCAAATATTGCTTTTGGGGCTGGAATGAATACTAATAATCCCGCTCTTGGAGCGACAGTAGGTGCAGTAGGAGCATTAGCTGGTGGCGCACCAGATACTATTCAGGGAATTATAAATAGATTTGGAAATAATGCTGGATTAAATAAATTAACTGCGCAAGGAATTCAAAAAATAAGCGGACAAGCTCAAGATTTAGTTAATCAATATACGAAAGGATATGGTGGCCTAACCTCTGTTTCTGACCAACCTGCCATCGCAGTACCTGCTACATCTCCTTTTGATCAAATGACGCAGCAACTTTTAAATGAAAATCCAGATGTTGCTGAAAGATTAGGTGGTGATCCCTCTCTTGGAATATCGAATGTTGGAACTAATCCTGATGCAATACGCGGGATGTTCCCTCAAGATTGGTTGAATGATTTCGAAAATTCTAATACGGGTTTTATCCCTTCGTCCGGGGTGAGAAAATCATTTAATGCATTTGCTGAAAATCCTACATTAGGGAATGCAGATAATTTGAAACAAGCTTTTAATGCTATTCCAAATCCTACATCGGCACAAATAAGTCTTCTTTCGCAAGGTAAAAATTTTCTTAAAAACAATATTATTCAACCGGCATTAACAAATATTGATCCTAATTTAGCGCAAGGATATTCAGATGCTGATAATGCTTTTAGTGTAAATCAAAATATTTATAATTCCTCCAAAGGAATAAATAATTTAGTGCGTGGAACTACGCTCGATCAAACTCCGCAAGCTGTACAATCTATTTTAAAACCAATTATTGAAAATGCACAAACCCCTGAACAAACTGCGCTTTCCATGAATCCAGACGCAGCTTCTTTATATAATTCTCATATGAACAATATTCAGAATCTATATGATGCTGTTACAACCGGTGTAAATAAAGCAAATTTATTAAATTCTACATGGACAGGAAAAATATTAAATACATTAAAAAATCATCATCTGATAAACTTAGGTGGAATTGGAGCGCGCGCATATTTTCAAAATAAAAATGAATTAAATAGTCCAACTCCATAACGATATTAATTTTAATTACTAAAAAAGATGGGTAGAATGGCTACGAAGGAATTTCAACTCAATATGGATTTTAAATGACGATAACATATTCATTAGCTCCAAATCCAAAATGGTATATTGCCAATTTAGTTGGCGTTCCTCTTGGCGCTGGAAGTATGTATACGTATTCCAGTTTGGATCACACCGTTGAAAAATTTGTTTATCAGGATTCTGCAGGTGCATTACCATGGGCAAACCCAATTTTATTTGATGAAAATGGATCTCAAGGGCCTTTTTATTGGAAATTTGATTCGACAGCTCCTACTGATCTTTATTACATAGAAGTTTATGATGAAAATAATGTTCTTCAATGGACGATTGATAATTTTGACGGAACAGGTGGTGGCGGCGGTGGTGGAACAACCACGATTTTAGACATTACGAATCTTGTTCCAAATAATATTTTCTGGAGAGGTGTTTCGTTAAATTCACAAATTGGGTTATCAACTTTTAAAATTGCACCTGGCATTCATACGGGACTTGCATTGACTGATTCTAATTATGGGCCAGATATTTATTTTTATAAAAGCAATACAAATTGTACCGACACAATAACTATCACACCATTTAGCGTTGGTGATAATTCATTGAGTACTGATTTAACTCCACAGAATTATCTTAATTATGCTTGTACTGCAGTAGGCGCAGGTCTTGAAACATTTAAATATATCCAAATTCCAATTTCTAAAGGCGTTCAAAGCATTCAAAATACTTCTATTTCTTTTACAATTTGGGCGCGTGGAAATTCTGGCACTACAACATTAAAAATATATCTTACACAATTTTTTGGAGACGGCACAGCTGCATCTGCAACTGTTCGCACATTAACTCAAACTTTAACTTTAACACCTGCATGGCAACAATTTACAGTGCATACAACTGTTCAGGCTATAGCGGGAAAAGTAGTGGGTGCATGCGGTAATGATGGTTTATTTTTGCAATTACAATATCCATTAAATTTGACAACAAATATTGATTTAATAAAACCGTGTATTTATTTAGGAACTGTAGCACCTACCACTCAATTCTCATCAGTTGAATCAATTGAATCATTAGTAAATTCAGAAAGAACGGGACATGTAATAGGCGGTTATAATATCGCAGCTCCGTATGGCTATTTATTAATGGATGATTTGACAATTGGCTCCGCAGCCTCTGCAGCTACTTCAAATCCAATTGCAGATGCTTTTTTGGGAGCTTCTATAAATACTTTTCCGCTATATAATTTATTATGGAACAATGTTTCAAGCCCGAGTGGTAATACATTATGTATAGTGAGTGGTGGTGCATTAGGTGCAAGCGCTGCCGCTGATTTTGAGGCAAATAAAACACTTACATTGCAAGCCGCATTAGGACGCGCATTAGCAAGCGCTGGTTCAGGATCAGGATTAACTGCTAGAACGTTAGGTTCAATTTTTGGATCAGAAAGTACAACCGATGTACCGAATCATGTTCACCCATTTACAGCTAATGCACCACCGACCGGAGGATGGATGACAAATGATGCCGGTCCATTTGGATTTGCTAGTGGTAGCGATGCATTTAATGATAATGCTTTACCAACTGGAACGACTGGAAATAATACGGGTGGTGTAGCTTCAATAAATTTAATGCAACCAAGCTCATTTTTCAACTTTTTTATTAAGCTTTAGAGAGTAAAATATGGCTATTTTAAATCTTCTTAATGTACCAAAACTAGATGCTAACTTAAAAACAGGCCCCACTAGAATTATGTCGGGCGTAGTTAGAACAATGGAACCTACTAATGATGTACAATACGGCGAATTTATGACGTGGTTGTATATCGGTATAACTGGTGATGTATCATATGTTAAATGGGATGGAACTACTGAAACACTAGTAAATTTAGCTGCTGGTGTATGGCATCCTATTTATTCTGTTATGATTAATTCAGCAGGAACAACTGCGACGGACATTCGCGTAGGAAGTTAATAATTATTAAAAACATGGAGAAATAAAAATGGCTTTTCAACAATTTAATGTTTATCCAACGCTAACGCCTGTGAGGTTGGTATCCACTGCCAATATCGCTGGAACTTATTATAATGGTCAAACTAATAATGGAGTAGGTGCAACCTTGACAGTTGCTGCTTCTTCTCTAACGATTGACAGTGTTGTATGTGAAGAAGGTGATCGGGTATTACTTCAGACACAAACTAATACCAATGAACAAGGTGTATATATAGTTGATAGCATTGGTTCAACGGTAGTTTTAAAACGTGCTTCTGATCAACAAAGCATGGAACAAATGTTAGCGGGTCAGAATGTGGCTGTTGCTGCTGGTTCATTAAATGCAGGTAATTTTTATACAATTGTAGAACCATTACCTGCACAGTTGGGTATTAATGCGCTTGTATTTAATGCTGATCCAGGTGCAGGGTCAGTATCTTTTTCAGGTGCTGCTTCAACTGCTAACGCGCTTCCTGTATTTTCTGATACAGCGGGAAATATTAAGGCGGCTACAACCACAGTAACTTTAGGTCAAGCTTTGTCTGTTACTGGCGCATTTACAGCATCTGGTGCTATTGCTTCTACTGCTGGAAATGTTACATCTGGATCTTCTGCAGATGCTGGAACATTTATTTCGTTCCCCGCAACTGCTGCAAGTGGCACATTGATTTTTGCTGCTGTAAACAATACTGGAAATACTAATGTAACAGTAAGCAATGCTGCTCATGGTCAGGCTTCGGTATACAGTATTCCTGATGGTGGACAAGCAACTGCTGAATTTATTATTTCTGATAGCGCTGGTACGCAACATATTACCTCTGGAAGCCTGCAAGTTGATGCTGGTAATTTGCTTGCCGGAGTTTCTGGGGCTGCAGGTTTTGTATCGTCCTTTCCTGCAACTCTTGCTAGAGGATCGTTAAGATTAACAGCTGTTAATAATACAGGTGATACTTTAACTACCATTAGCAACGCAGCTATGGGCCAAGCATCAGTAGTTAGCATTCCTGATCCAGGTCAAGCAACTTCTAACTTCTTATTGACGGATAGCGCTGGTACACAATCGATTGCTACAGGCAATTTGACTTTGACACTGGGTGATTTGGCAGCATCTGCTGGCGATATCACCGCAGGATCTTCTGGTAATGCAGGTTTTGTATCTTCATTCCCAACAACAGCCGCTAAAGGATCATTACAATTAGCAGCAGTTGATAATACGGGTAATACAATAACAACAATCAGTAATGCTGCAATGGGTCAAGCGTCTGTTGTCAGTATTCCTGATCCAGCAGCTGCTACAGCTAATTTCTGCATTAGAACTACAGCGCTTGTATCTGGAAACGTTGTTAAGGCTTCTGGTACTGCTGGATTATTGGTTGATGCTGGGTTTGCAGTTTTAGCAAATACAACAGCTGCTTATGGCGGTGGTGGTACATCAAATGCTTTCGTTGCAACTGGCATTGGTGCAACTTCAATTGTTACTGCATCAATACTTGCGCAATCAAATACTGCATCTATTGTGAAAGTAGTTCCAACGGCTAATACATTAACTGTTACTTTCAGCGCTGATCCTGGTGCTGCTACCCAGGTATCATGGATAGCCATCACTCCTGCTGTATAAAGACTTTAAGGTACTCGATAGCTGACTCCAAGTTGGCTATCGAATCTTGAAATCTACTTCTCGCGCTGTCTTCTGATAGGACAAAACCAGGCAGATGAAGAAATCTACTTTTCGCACCGTCGCGCTAGGTTTTGCTGGATCGTATGATAGTATATAGTTACAATAATTCAACGATTTTAAAGTGGATTTAAAACATGTCCCAATGGATCGGAAGCGGTTACATCACGCAGATTATATATGCTGCTACTACCGGAAGCGCTGCACACGATGCATATGCAATATTAACAGAAGATAGTCAAATTATTTTAACTGAAGCCGGAAAAAACTTAGACATAGAACATAGTTAAAGGAGTATTTTATGGGTGTTAAAATTAGTGCATTACCTGCGATAGCTACACCCGCTTTAACTGACGTATTTGCAGAGGTTCAACCTGCAGTTGGTGGTACTACCTATCAAGCTACATTTACCCAATTATTGACTCTTTATCAACAAAATATAGTAACGCCTGCTAATGGCGGTATTCTTTATACTGACGCAACACAAGTTCAATTATTAGCGCCTACTGCAACTGCAAGTAAAATGCTATTGTCGGGTTCTAACGCTGCACCAACATGGTCGACTTCTACCGTTCCATCATCAGCAGGTGCGACTGCCAATAAAGTTTTGCTTTCTAACGGCACGAATTATGTATTGTCAACTCCAACTTTTCCGAATGCTTCGGCGACATCTGGAAAGATTACTATTTCTGATGGCACTAACTGGGTTGCATCAACATCATTGTGGCCAAATACAGTCGGTTCTGCAGGAAAAATAGTACGCTCTGATGGAACCACGAATGCTTATACAACATCAACATTTGCAGATACTTATACCGCAAGTAATTTACTTTATTCAAACGGTTCAAACACCGTCACTGGATTGGCAACTGGAAATGACGGTACATTAGTTACCAGTGGCGCCGGCGTTCCAAGTATTTCATCAACATTACCCACGGCAGTTCAAGACAACATTACTCGTGTCGGTGCTCAAGCTGAAGCATTGAATATGAATAGCAACTTGATCAATAGTGTAACTGATCCTGTAAGTGCGCAAGATGCTGCTACTAAAGCTTATGTTGATGCGGTTGCCACGGGATTAAATATCCAAGCAAATTGTGTATGTGCTTCTACAGCCGCTTTCACTGTTATCTATGCCAATGGCACCGCCGGAGTTGGCGCGACATTAACTAATAATGGCGCCTTAGTTGCTTTCAGTGCTGATGGTGTTTCCCCTACTGTTGGGCAACGGGTATTAATAAAAAACCAAGCATCGACATTGCAAAATGGTATCTACACTGTGACGACTGTTGGATCTGGTGCTGTTGCGTGGGTTTTAACACGCGCAACTGATTTTGACACCCCAACTGAAATTCAACCAGGCGATTTAGTTCCTATTTTATCAGGCGGCACTACATTAGGCGGTTCTGCGTGGATGCAAACAGCAACCGTTGCAGTCGTTGGTACTGATCCAGTTACATTCATTCAATGGGCAACTGCGATTCCTGTAACGGTTCCAAATGGTGGTACGGGTTTAACGACTACGACTGAATATGCTGTCTTATGTGGTGGTACGACCACAACCGGCGTATTGCAATCTATTGCTTCTGTTGGAACGGCGGGTCAAGTCCTAACCTCGAATGGCGCTGCTATGTTGCCTACAATGCAAAGTCCAGTAGCAGCTGCATCACAAGCAGATCAAGAAACAGGAACTTCTACTACTACTTATGTTGCACCAGGTACACAGCAATATCATGCGAGTGCTGCTAAAGCGTGGGCACGTTACAACAATACACCAACATTATTAGATTCATATAATGTAAGCTCAATCACAGATACAGGAACAGGTGACGCTAACGTAAATTTTACTGTTTCATTTTCTTCTGCATCTTTTGTAACTGAAATAAGCGTAGGGACAGAAGGTTTTTTCGGAAAAGTTGGTGCATTTAACGTCGCCTATGTAAACATATTAACATATAACAACGCATTAGCTTTGGCCGATGTTGCAGTAAATTGTGCGTTATTTGGAGATCAATAATGAGAAAAATAGCAGTTAAAAGAATTGACGGCGGTGTGGCTATTGTAATTCCATCTAGCGAAGCCACACCAGAATTATTATTACGTGATGCATTGGCAGTTGAAGGTTACGTATCGCATCGTGAAGTTGAAGATTCCGAATTACCACAAGATCGTTATTTCCGTGATGCGTGGATGGATAATGGGAAATTGGATATTCATCCAGCTAAAGCACTCGAAATTAAGAAAGACAAACTTCGTGCTCTACGTGCTCCAAAGCTAGCTGAATTAGACGTTGAATTTATGCGTGCTGTTGAACAAGGTGATGCAGTATTACAATCTGAAATCGCTGTCAAGAAACAAATATTGCGTGATGTAACACTTAATCTTCCTGCAGATTTAGAAGAACTAAAAAATTACATGCCAGATTGTTTGAAATAAATTTTCTAATTTTTTATTTTTCATGTAAAATTTTAAATGAAGGACCGACAAGACTTTCACTAACCGCTGATTTTATAGCCCCTGAGTCAGCGGTTTTTTTACGTATTCAATTTGAGATATGGATATTATGATCGATTCATTATTATTTATTTTTGGTTTTTTTGGAATAATTCTGGTTGTTTTAGAAATAATAAAATATATCGAATTTCACAAAAATATCGATAAAGATAACTATGATTATTGCTCCCGACATTTCAGAAATCATAAAATATGGGATTATACGCATTGCAAATATTGTAATTGCACCTGCGGAGTATGTAATTGCTTGCATAAAATTTTAAAAAAGGAATAATGGATATTTAAAAGACACTTTTTATAATTTTGGAGAATAGAAATGGCTAGAGCACCTGAACATCATAAAAAAGCTGCTATGCATATGGCAAAGGCTGCAAAGCATCATGAAAAAGCAGCAATGCATCATGAACACGCAGAATCTGCAATGTCAAAAGCCAAAGAAGCAGCTGCAGGAAAAGCTTATAATAAAAGCGCAAAACATCATAAAGCTGAAGCTAAAGGCGAAAAAAAACATGTAGCGCATGAAAAGAAAGAAAAAATGCATGAAAGAAAAGGCGAGTTAGCAGCTTTGAAAAAAGCGAAACACACAAAATTTTAATGCATTAATAAACTTATTTGGGCGTTTTCAAAAGCGCCTTTTTAAGTTTAATTGTCGCATTCGCTTTCGCACATGCAGGGACAGTTGTGATCTCTCTCAAAATTAGAATCAAAATTCACAATTTTAGGCTTATAATTAGAAGGTGTTGGCAGCCATTCAAATATTTTAAAAATAATTACAAACACCCATAATCCTAAATAAAGCATTAAAAGTTCAAACATAAAAATACCTCTCTTAATCGCAACAGAAACTTTTTAACAAGTAAAACAAACACAACATCCTAATTTATGAGCGATATAAGCTCCAGCAACACTCGCACCCATAACTATCCCCCATTTCAGGATTCGTTCCATTTTTTTTATCCTCCAGCTTTTTTAATAAATCCATTACCATTTCACAGCCGCCATCTATCAGACGGATTTTTGATCCAAGTTCTCTTATAAAATTTTTTAATTCATTATTTTCTTTTAACAATTCTTTAATTTGATTGTTACAAGCAATGCACTTACACATTTTTTATCCCCATTTTTTGTGCGTAACCTTGTGAATAACTACTTAATTTTCGTAAAAAACCCTGTATTTATAGGTAAAATAACAGATTGATCATTTTTTTATCTTGAAATAAAATTTCTGCAATAATTCAATCAAAATAACTACGCCAAATAATAATCCAACAATTAAAAAAGGTGATAAAAAAAATAAAATTGTTGGAGTTATTACGAACCACCATGACCAATTAATAACATGACATAATTTTAGAATGATAAAAATAATGGTTAATATATTTAATCCAGATATATCAAAGTTCAACGTATGATTCCTTTGGTGCCACATCCTTATTTTCCTTTTCTTTTAAATTATAACAGTCCAAACCACAGAAGTGACCCTTATATGAATCAACATAAATAGGCGCTAACATTATTTCTGTATTTTGATAGCAATATTTGCAATCAAAGTCTAATTTTTTCCTTCCCATTTAATCCTCGTATTCCTTAATTATATCATCCGGTTTTTTAATTATTTTACGACGGCATTCTTCAATTGCTATTTCAGCATTTTCTAAATTTATAAAACTTTGTTTATCGCGGCTCTTATCATATCTTCAGAAGAATAATCAGTTCTCATTATTAATATCCTATCTCTCTAACTACAACATCTTTCCCATGATATGCGCCCAGCGAATCACTAATTTTTGCACAGCGTAGCTCGACCGTCACTGGCTTAATTGGTTGAGATGATTTTTGGGCGCATCCCGATATTATACAGGCAATAAAAATTATGCTTATCGTAATTAATTTATGCACTCGGGTTATCCGGCGTATCATTAAATTTTTGTGTATTGGCTAAATATTCTTTTTCCTCTTTATATTCTTTACTGTCAGTATTAACAGGTGAATTATAGCGTGGAGTTTCATATAAAAAATGTTCATCACTTATATTATGTTTAAAGAATCTACATGTTCTACGCATTTTTTATTTCCTTTCTATATTGTTTTAGACATATTTTATTGCAAAAAGTCCTATTAAAATCTTTGCAAAAAACTGGATTCAACATAATTTGAATTGTTTTTTTACAATATTTACAACAATCTGTTTTATTAACCATTTTAAATACCTTTTTAAAAAGGGATATCATTATCTATAATATCAGGCGTAGATGAACTACTTTTTTCTTCTTTTTTGGCATAGAAAGTTTTGATAGTATTGTTTTTTTCGTACAAAGCATTTTCTTCTACTTCAACCAAACAAGTTCCTTCTTTATTGTCAAAATCATGCGCTTCTAGCTTTCCAGATTCGTAAACTTCTAATAAGCCGCAGCCTTGCGCTACATTTCTCAGAAATCCAGAATCAAGCAAGCATCTCCAAAATACTGTTGTTTTATGATTAGCCGCATCTCCAATTGTAACCGTTAATGTAAGCATAGGTTTCCCAGCTTTAGAAGCGCCCTCCACAGATTTTACAATTTTAAAATCATAATCCCCGGAAGGAACAATTGATTTATATATTGGTTGGTAATTCATCTTTATTTTCCTTCTCTTTTTGTTTTATAAAATTATTAAAACATTCCATATCACAGAATATTTTTTTATATACGCTAGATCTAACCGAAAAATTTATTAATTTCGTATCACTCTGACACAATGCGCATAAATATTTATTACTCTTCTGTTTCACGTCCTTCGCTTCCTTCCTGATTTGTTTCTTCCGATTTTTCCGTCTCAGATTTAATGGTTGATAATTTTTCACGATAGGAATCAGCCAATCTTTTTTTATCAGTTAAAGTTAAAGCCGATTCTTTTATTTTTAATCCGATCGCTCGTAAAGCATCATATGAGGTGCATTCTTTTATTGTTTCAATTATTTCATCGCTCTTTTGACGACTTCCTAAATTGGTTGTTTCCTGTTCTATTATTTCATTCTTAATTGCTTCGTTTCCGATTTTGATTGGAAAACTATCATTTGTTTGGTCGTTAAAAGCTGATCCCTCAAGTTCTTCTCTTAAATACATACCTTTGAGTAAATCTGCATAAGCATCTCGCAGCGCAAATCCACGCGCTCTCATTTGCAACATTCTTTCGGGGTAAGATTGCCATGGACCTTGTTTGCTCAGCAATCCTGCTCGTCTTGCTTGGTCTATCGAAAAGCTTCTTAAAATCTTCTCAGATCCACGAATTACTTCGCAGTATGCAATTGCAGTATTATCTCTTATCGTTCCATCCATCCATTCCTTGACGCCTTTACAAGATGAATGACAACGAATAAGTCCAAGTGCTGCATCGCCCCACAAACAAGGTTTGCCATTGATGACGCTAATATTCTGAAGTGCTTGCATTGGCTTTAATCCAATTTCATTTCCAAATTGCATGGCCACTAAAATATTTCCGGGTTTTCCTTTGAAATCCTTAGGGGCAAAATCAGATTCCGAAACCATATGTGCAAATTTCTCAGCTTCTGCAAAATTCGTTGGCTCTAAGTAGGAAGTAGGTTTTAAATCGTTCATTTTTTTATTCCCCGCTCAATATATCTGAAATCTTTCTTAGAAAATTCCCCAATGAATTATGTTCGTATGCCATTTTTCTAACTGCCCATGGAGTTTCAATGAGATTTTTCTTATATTCTTCTTTTTTATAAAGAATTTTGCCTGTGCTGTTATCCCATATTAATAATTCAGTTAAATTTAATATATATTCATAATTATTATTTAGATTGTCTCTAAATAAAGCTTCTAATGTTTTAATATCAGCAGAGAAAGCGGTTTTTTCTTCATCCGAATAAAAATTCATTTCATTTTGATTTGTGTAGGCTTCTTGTAAATCTATATTATTAAATATTTTGCTCATTTTAATGCACCTTAAATTGATTTTCTATTATCCATGCTAATTTTTTCGACATAATCGTAAGATTATCAATCATTTCGAAAATAGTTTTTATATCGTTATGAAGACTCATTATCTGTCGGTAAGTATTTTCTTTTACTTCTTCACCTTCATCCCACAATTTACTTCGTATGCTTATTATCTCATCATTTAAATATTTAAAAGCATCTAAAATAGATTTATCATTCATCTTAACTTTCCCCATATAATATAAAATTTCTAACGCCATTTTTATTTGCTTTGTAGGTGCAAAGAAGATCGCCATTGTTTTTAATACCAGAATTAGCGCCAGTCATAATTATTAAATCTGTTTTATAAGAAAGCTCTTCTTCTTCCAATTTTTTAAGCTTCTTTCTAAAATCAATTAATTTCTCATGAGCAAAGACTTCAACCGGAGAAGCTTCCACAAACTCATGATTATTTAATGGATAAGCAAGTTTCACATCTTCAATTGTATAAAGATCCGGTGCGAGTCTCGGCAATACATGATCTTTCCAAAATTTATTTACGCCAGAAATAATTTTAGAAATGATTTCTTCATTGCGTTTAATATTGTAAATAACAATTGATTTTGTTTGCCAAAAGAAAACACATAAATCTACTGATTCATATCCAGGCATACATGCTAATTGATGCTGACATTGGATAGTATATTGCGGTGGAATTTCTGAGCTACCAGCTTCGCCCCAATGAGATTGATTGTATCGAGCCGTCTTAATCTCTAACAGTTTCTTTTCATCTGGGAGCATTCCATCAAGATGGCACATCATGTAAGGAGAGAGATCGCAGAATTTAGTTTCAGGATCGTAGGTTACAACTTTATCGGTTTCTTTCTCATAACGATGACGTATAACGGGTTCTAAATTTGTGCCCCACCACATGTTGTCGTTTTCAGGTTCTGGCTCAGCCATACCCGTTTTTAGAAGCCACAGCTGGTAAACTGTGCTGTACTCATTGAGATTAAAAAGAGTGCTGCATTCGCTAGCCCCAATTCCCGACATTCTTATCTTTTTCTGTTTTTCAGTTAACATTTTGTGTTATCCTAAAGTTGCTGGTGTAAGAACTCCTTTTGATCCGACTTTAGGCGCTGTGACAAGCGCCTAAACTCTTAATTTGTAAAATGAATCCAAAATTTATAAGTAAAATATAAGATCGCTGTCGTAAACCACGACCAATATAAAAAATTTATCATCCACGTTTTCATTTTGACCATCTCACTTCCCCTGTTTCTATATCCTTTACTTTTCTAAATCCATGTAACTCATGATATTCAGTAAAGATAGAAGTTTGCATATCATCTAATATTTCTTGCATTCGGGGCTTATAGTATTGAGTAATTTTATCAAGAATATTTTCAGTCATTATAATTTTATCTTCTTTTGAATCTGTTCTAAAACAAATAGAAGTCAGACAGTTTAAATCATCGCTATCTAATAAAAATGACAAATCTCTTTCTTCGTCTTTTAATACCCTCGTGAATTTTTTGAGATCATTTTCAGTTAATTGACCGACTAAAATATGAGTATTCATACCATACCTATCAATATGATCTTCTACAATTTCCCGCGCTAATGGGTTTATATATTTTTGTGCGTAATCCCGCATGTTCCATTTCCTTAGTTTTATTTAAGTGATGCTAGAGTATCAAGATACTTTCCATGCGTCAAGTATTTTTTTCATTTCTTTTTCGATGGGATTCAATTAAATCTACAATTAATCCATTCATGGTTGAATTATTCTTCATCGCAAATGTTTTTAAATGCAGCCACAGTTGAAAATGCAATTTTACATTGAATTTTTTGATATCAGGTGTTTTGGCCATTTTCTTACCTCTTCTTTGAAATTTTGGTTATCATAGCACATTGACATTCAAATGCTAGAACATTTTATATATCGAACTTATGGGAAATTTATTTTCTAAAACAGTACATTATGCTTGAAATGTTATACGGATAGTGCAGAATGGTTGAACGCTTTGGGCGTTGTAGTAAACGCCCGCCGCTAAAAGTATCTTAATTATATTCGAGATAATTAAGAATCGAGAATAATATACCATCCTTCCCGATTCTCAATCAATTTTCGAGTCAAATTAAGATTTAATTTTTTATTAATTATTGATAAAGGATTTGTCATGCTTAATTGGACAGAAATTGTAAATATTCTCCCCTCATTCCTGTGGTCAGAAATGGATTCTCATTTGCGATTCGCGTATTGCAAATTGTTTATACCGCTTGATGACTTATATGGTTCAAATATCAGATCATTGAAACTTCATCTCAATTACTAAGGAAGGTTTTATGTCATTAAAAATGATAACAAAAGTTAGCGAATTAGATTTTAAAAATAAACATCTTTTAAAATATGTATTATTCGCTATGGCCAATTATGCAAACTCAGACGATGAGGCGTGGCCATCATACCCAACAATCGCAAAATTTTGTTCAATCACTGAACGATCTGCAATAAATACTGTAAAAAAATTGGTTAAGCTTGGTTATCTTATTAAGACAAGTCGAGTTCATTCGAACGGTCGAGATACATCAAATCTTTATAAATTTGACCTTGATAGGGTGCACCGCGTTCACTCTGAGAGTGAACAGCATTCACCCCAGAGAGTGAACGGCGTTCACCCCTCTAAAGATAACCTACAGAAAGAACCTCCAATAGAACTTGGCCATTCGGAGAATGACCATGACAGTGATAATTTGTTTTCAGATTTTTATAAGACTTATCCAAAGAAAGTTAAAAAGGATCGAGCATTAAAAATATGGAACGAAAAAAAACTGTGGGTGTGCTCTGACGATATAAAGGCAAATATTGAACAACGAAAGAAATGCCAAATGAATTGGGTTGCTTGCAAAGGTCAGCAAAAACAATACATACCCGCACCGGACGTTTATTTGAGAAACAAGGGTTGGGAAGATGAATTGGAGTTGAGCCACAAAGACTGCAAATCATGTTTGACCAAAAAACAATCATCTATTCACGAAGTGGGAATGGGTTAAAATGGAAAAAGAGATTTTATTTACTGATGAGGTTCATCGCTCGTTACTCAGTGCAAATGTTGTAAGCGCCTGGGATGCTCGATTAGATGCTTGGCAATGGTTTCAAGAAAAGCAAACTGGATATGAATTGCCATGGAAAAAATTACGAAATTCTTTTCTGATCGCAAAAGGTGAGATGACTATCATATCTGGCTATACGGGTCACGGAAAATCAGAGTTTGTTAACCATATTGCATTGCATTGCGTTAAGCAAGGTGCGAGAGCCTTTATCGCAAGCCTTGAGTTATCTACGGGTAATTTATGGGGAAGGTTATACCGGCAAGCCACTGGTGTTATTGATCCAACATTTGAATATCTGACTAAATGCTATAATTTTTATGACAAGAAAATATTCACTTATGATTTGCTTGGTCATGCTGATATTGATTGCTTGATAGAGAGTGCGAGAATAGCTTGTGAATATGCTGGGTGTGATTTATTCGTTTTTGACAATTTGATGATGCTCAATTCATTGGTGGATGACTTTAAAAAACAACATGAGATTACTCAGAAGCTTTTGCAGTTTTCAAAAGAAAGAAATGTTTGCGTCATATTAGTTGCGCATTCTAAAAAGCCTGCTGTAAATAGAGACCTTCCCTGCCCTGGAATGTATGACGTTTCTGGAAGCAGTAATATCGTGAATATGGTTGATAATCACATATCAGTTACCATCAATAATACAAAAATAAGAGCAAATGCAAAGTTAAAAGAAAATTGCGAGTTAACAGATGCGGAAGAAAAATCTTTAGCTTTTGGTGACTCAATAATTATGCGGGATAAAAAAAGAGAAATTGGTGAGTTATTTCGAGCATCTCTTTATTACGATAAAAGATTTACCGTCCTAAAAGAATATGAAACTGAAAGGCCATTTAATTACATGGAAGGAAGAAATGAGTAAAAGCTATTTAGAACGCATTGCAGAGGCGTTAATCAAAGAAGCAGGGCTACCGGAGCCGATACGTGAGTTTCGATTCTGTGAAGATCGTAGGTGGCGTTCTGACTTTGTTTGGATTTTTCCTCCTGAGCGATTTCCCTTGAAAGGCCTCATACTGGAAATTGAAGGAGGTATTTTCTCTAAATCTCGTCACACCTCAGCAAAAGGATTTACGGCCGATGCTGAAAAATACAACGAAGCTGCATTAATGGGATTTATTGTCCTACGCGTAACTAAGTATCATCTCATCACGGGACAAGCAATGAAGTGGGTTAAGAGAGCTTTAGATATCAGTTAATGTTCTACGATATAGTTTCACAAGAAACGTAGGAAAATTTTTAATGATTATAGATAAATGTGCTCGCTGCACAACAAAAATTAATTTTGGCGATCCCCGCTATTGCAAAACTTGTAAGAATGCATACATGAGAGAATATAGAAAAACCCATCCACCGAACGAAGAGCAAAAATTTAAAGGGCGCGTTAGATCAAAAACTAAAATGCGAATTCGACGAGGCTTATTAAAAAAATTACCTTGCGAAAAATGTGGGGATCTGAATGTAGAGGCGCATCATGAAGATTATTCTAAGCCTTATGACATTTTATGGTTTTGTCGAAAACATCATTTGCTTTATCACAAATCTTTGAAAGACGCTGAATAATAATCAAAAAAGATAAGAATGGCTTAAATACGCCATTTTTATGCTATAATTATTTTAAAATCTGATAAAAAATGGAAAATTTAATGCTGATAAGCCGATGCTGTAGAACATACGTAATCGTCGAGGGTGAGGTTACGCATTACTATGTTTGCATGCAATGCGGAAGACCTGCTGAACTTATAGAACAAAAAGGGGAACGTTATGTTGCCGATAGAAGATCAAAAAATCTTGAAGAAAATGTTGACAAGACAAGAGGGTAGAAGAAATTTTATCTATCGTGATACAAAAAACAATGAAACAGTGGGAATTGGTCATTTATGCTCCAATGGCTTTTCCGATGATATTATTGATCTTATTTACGAAGAAGATTGGCAAACAGCATATAATTTTTTATTAAAATCGTTCTCGTGGTTTAAAAAATTAGATTCAGTAAGAAAAATCGCCCTAATCAGTATGGTTTTTAATCTGGGTTCAAACAATTTTTTAAAATTCAAAGATACTATCGAATTTTTGGATAATAGTGATTATCAAAGTGCAGCTAAAGCCATGAGATCAAGTTTATGGGCAAATCAGGTTCCCCATCGCGTTAAAGAATTATCAGCTATAATTGAAACAGGAGTAATGACAACAGGAGGTTAAAATGTCCACATTGGGAAAAGTGGTTAGTACAGCAGCTCCAATTCTCGGAAGTGTCCTAAATTCGGTATTACCAGGAAGTGGATTAATAATATCTGGTTTAAAAGCTCTATTTGGAGTTCAGAGCAACGATAATGATGAACTAGCTACCGCAATATCAAATGACCCAAACGCTGCTCTCAAGCTCGCAGAATTCGAAATAACACATAGGCATGATTTAGATCAAATTCTAGCCAATGATAGAGCTTCAGCCCGGGATAGGGAATCAAAAATTGTCACTGCCACCGGTAAACGAGATTGGGTAATGGAATTTATTGCAATTATCATGGTAATGGGTTTTTTTGGAATGTGCTTTATTATTTCTTTTGTGCCCATTGCGAAAACAGACACTAATTTGTTGTATTTGGTAATTGGACAATTTTCTACGGGGTTTATAACAATTTTATCTTACTACTTTGGTGCAACAAAAAAATCACAAGAAATTAATCTACCCGCACCTGCGCAGACGCGTTCATAATTATTTCTTACGTGGTTTTTTTATAATTAGAAAAATTATTATTATTAAAAGTATTAAAACTATCATTTTTTATCCCCTTCATTAAATTTAGAACAATATAGATTAAATAAAGAATTTTTTATTATTTCTGATTGAGTTTTTTTGTAATAGTTCATAAGTTTATTTAATCTTTCTGATTCAATAACTGAGAGCCGCACGCAAATGCGTTTTGATGAAACTTTATTGTCCATTTGTTTATTACTCCTTGTGGGAAAATAATGTATGACAATTGTCAGACAAATACAATAGAAATATAAAAAAGATTGACTTTTATTGAAACGCTAGATGTGCAATAATGCTGAAAAATACAGGTAGGACATTATGGCAGTTATAAAGCCTGTTTCGGAGAAAAAGCGCACTGGGAGGCACATGGAATTAGCTACGCCCCATAAATTAAAAAAGATTTTAGCTGACATTGCGCTTGGAATTCCCTATGAAATAGCAGCTACTGCAAATAGGTTGTCGCCAGCTCATTTATATAATTGTATTTTGCAAGGTGAGATTGATATAGCGGAAGGTGATGATACCCCTCACGCATCATTGGTTGAGGGATTGCGCGTGATTGAGAAGAATGCAATCGCATCTTGCTTAGCTGATATTAGACCAGCCGAAAAAGGTCATCGCGGTGCTGAGTGGATTTTAGAGCGCAGATTTTGGAAACATTTTTCTCCGAATGTTCCAACAATGGAATTGGCAGCACAAATGGAAGAGTTTAAAAAAATTCTTGCTGAATCACAAAAGTTAAAAGGGAATAAAGATGAAAAAGAATAATAAAAATAGTTCGAGTTCTTCTTTTGTTGATCATAGATTAAAATCAAGACCTGCAGAAGTTTTAGCAAGCGTTAAACAAGATGATGAAGCCGTTATTAATAATAGTTCTCCTGCGTATGTTAATTTAGATTCGGCCTATAGAGTATTAGGTCAGCCTGTTTCTAAAGGTTAGTAAAAATGCTTAATCCATTGGTCATTAGAATATTTAGAGATCCCGAAGGGGATTTTACTGAAGATTTAATGAAGAACCCCACATGGGGATATAAGAATTCTACGATAGAGAAATATGGGGAGTTTGATTATTCAATAAGAGAATATGACGATATCGATTATTTTTTCTTTTTAAGGTTTCATATTGAGAAGGGGTACACATTGAAGATTGAAGAAATAAGGGATGGTTCCAAGGGCGTAGGCATATCTTCCAATCCATTTAGTAAATTTGATGCTCGCTCACGAATAGAAGCCATCCAAGATGATTGGGATTTTTAAAAGGAATTTAAAATGGCAAAGAGCAAAAGCGGTAATTGGATTTCTGGCGCTGTAAAATGATAGCCTATCCACTTTTAAGAAGTGAATATGGGAAAGTGGGGAACAGGCTTAATAAAAAGAAATTGCGAGAGATGCGATAAGGAATTTCACGCAAGGCATGATCGCCTTGGTAAATTCTGTTCTCGATCTTGCACTTCTAAGAAACCAGGGAAGAGTTTTAAAGTTAAAAAGAAATGTGTTATTTGCGAAAAGGAATACGTTGTAAAGAGATACCAGGCAGAGATAACGAAGTGTTGCTCTACTGAATGCAGACGAACATATACTGGATTATGCGTTAAAGGGAATAGGCATCCAAAATGGAATGGTGGGATATCTGAAAGACCCCACTGGACGCGTAAAGCAATAAAGGAATTACGAAAAGAAATAAAAGAATGTCAAAAGTGTAGTTCAACTGAGAAATTACAGGGACATCACATTTTGAGTTATGCTAATCATCCAGAGTTAGTAAATGAAAAGACGAATATTATTATTTTATGCGTTCAGTGCCACGCGAAAGAGTATCCGAAGTTAGCGAATTTGATATTGAAGGGAGGCGTTTATGGCTGACAAGAAATGGATTCAAAAGGCTTTACCAAAATCCAGTAAAGGTAAACTTCACAAAGAACTGGGCGTTCCTTTAGGCGAAAAAATTCCCGCTAAGAAAATGGCGAAAGCGGCAAAGAGTAAAAATCCAAAGATTCAAAAACAAGTTACGCTTGCTCAAACGTTAGCTCACATACGTAAAAATAAAAAATGAATTGCCCTCTTTGCGAATCTTCTAAATCAATGATTCTTTATACGCGAAAAGATGAGAATAAAAATCATGTCAAGCGTAGACGGGAATGTTTGGATTGTTGTTTTAGATATTCAACAAGAGAGTATTTCTATCAACCACAACCATTGAAGACGCTTAAAAAATGATCTCCCTTTCTCAAATACAAAATGAATTTGAACAAATGCGCTCTTCATTTGCGCGAGAAGATGTGCAGCATATTCAGTTTGAGAAAGATCATACAGTATTATTTTTGCATGATAAAAACAGAATATATAAACCGAGCATTACAGGAGCTGCATTTGGCAAAGACGATACATTTGTCCAGCTGGTAATGGGTGCCTATGGATCTGGTAAGTCAACTATGTGCATTCATAAAATTGTAGAACAAGCCTGTAAAATGCCAAAATGGCATAACAATAGACGCAAATCAAAATGGTTAATCATAAGAAATACATCAGGGGAGCTTCAAAGCACAACACTGCAGACATGGTTAACGTGGTTTGGTGAATTGGGTGTTATTAAAAAAAGACAAAAGCCACTTCTTACTTATGAGCATACTTTTAATGATGGGCACGGCATTATTGAGCTTGAGCTTGTTTTTATCGCATTGGATCGAGATGAAGACATACGCAAGCTTAAATCTATCGAAGCAACAGGTGCATACATTAATGAACTCTCGGAAGTTCCTCAAGCGGTCTTGCATCATTTAATTGGACGGGTAAATCATCGCTATCCATCTCATGCGTTTTGTAATCAACCTTATTGGTCCGGCATTATTTGCGATACTAACCCTCCTGATGAGGATCATTGGATTTATAAAGACTTTGAGTTAAACCCAACTGAAAATTATAAAATATTTCATCAGCCTTCTGGACTTAAATTAAATGAGGACGGAACTCTTTTAAAAGATATTCATCACAATTACATTGCAAATCCATTAGCTGATAACTATGAAAATCTATCTCCTGATTATTATGTAAAGCTTTCAGAGAAACGATCTGAGGGCTTTATAAAAGTATATTGCGTAGGACGCTATGGAATCGTTGAGAGCGGCAAACGCGTTTATCCTGAATATAACGATGACATTCACTCTGCGCAGAATGTCGTCGCAATTCAGGGTATTCCTATTCATTTATGTTGGGATTTTGGTTTGTGTTATTCAGACGATACAGAAGTTCTTACTAATAATGGTTGGAAATTATTTAAGGATGTAAATGAGCATGTTGATTTAGCTGCCACGCGTAATCCTAAAACTAAAGAAATGGAATTTACACTGATAAATTTTAAAGTGGATTTTGATTACGAAGGGGAATTATTAGAATGGGCGAGTACTGAGGTTAATTTTTGTGTAACGCCTGAGCACAGAGTTCCTTTTACATATCGTGACACTCCAGATAAAGTTCATTTTCAATCTGCACAATGGTTAGCTGAGCATCATTCTGGTCATCACTATGTAGATGTATGCTCAGAATGGAAACCCAATTTCGATTACTCTATTAAATACTTTGGAATGAAAGCGCACGAATTTGCAGAATTTATGGGACTCTATTTATCTGAAGGTTCCGTTTATAAGGTTGGTAATAGTTATAGGATTTCCATTTATCAAAACAATCAAAATCCCATTATGCAGGAGATATTAAATAAAACTGGTTTAAATTGGGTTTATAGATTTAAAGATGATTGCGGAGTGTGGACTGTAACTGATAACTCGTTAGGTTTGTATTTAAAATCTTTTGGAATTTCTGGGAATAAATTTGCTCCTCAAGAAATAAAAGATATGCCTGCTAATGAACTAAAGGCGTTTATTTATTCATATACAGCAGGTGATGGGCATATACGAATTCGTCCCAATGGTGCTTCTGAACATACTATTGCAACTAAATCAATCAAAATGCGGGATGACCTTCAAGAAATTGTTCAAAAGTGCGGATGGAATTCATCATACCGATGGCAGAAACCCCAGTTAAGTATTATTAACGAAAATGGAACTGATCGTATAATTAGTGGCGAAGGCGTCTGGGTTGTTACGATAAAAAAACGCGCAAAACGTGCTGAACTTTTAAGACGCAACTTTAGAAAAGTAAAATACAAAGGTAAAATTTATTGTCTTAATGTTCCATATCATGTGCTCTATATTCGTAGAAATGGAAAACCTAGTTGGAATGGAAATACCCCTGCCTGTGTTGTTTTCCAACTCACTGCCCGTGGAAGAATATTAATCCTTAAAGAGTATCTAGCAGAAGACATGGGAATTAGAACTTTTGCGCAGAATGTGGTGTTGCCTTCCTTGCCAATTGATTTTCCTTATAACAAAATAGGCGCATCAGAAGCAGATCCTGCTGGTATGGCAAGCGATGGGATTATGGAAGAGCTAAGCTGTATAGGCGAGTTAACATCATTAGGAATTCCAACTAATCCTGCGCACACAAATGATCCATTAGTGCGTATTAGTTCTGTTAGATATTTTTTAAATACTATGATTGACGGACAACCAGCGTTGCAATTAAATCGTGAAGGTTGTCCCGTTCTTCGTAAAGGATTTGTAAATGGTTATCATTTTAAACGTCTTTCTATTTCAGGCGATGAAAGATTTCATGAAAAACCAAATAAGAATAGATTTTCCCATCCGCATGACGCATTGCAATATGGCCTCATGAAATTCGCCTCCGATAGAATTATGGACTCGAAAAAAGACGATAAACCCCCAATTGATATATTTAACCCAGTCGTACAATGGGTAACCGGTGTGTAATAAACTAAAAAGAGGTAAAAAATGAACTATATTGAAGCTTATGAACTGATGAAAGATGGTGCGCATGTATCTCGTGCTGCATGGGAGTATGCAACAAATGAATGTCCCAAAGATGAAAAATTCTGTGTAATGTTTAAAGGCGTGAATTATATTATGTCTTTTCGCTATCTTCCCAATGCGCAGTTTGGAAACTATATTCCTCTGCTTGAAGATTTAGAAGCTGATGATTGGTTTATTAAAAATACTAACTGGCATCAACCAAAAGAAGCTATGGTTGAAGAACAAGGTGTGTGCGCAGCCTAATAAGTGATGTAAGATTTGTTATTGCAGTACTTATTTGTTAGAAGAGGGATGGTCTATGCAACATTTGCCTGACGATTTAAATAATATGATTGATGATAAAGACATCAACGAAATGCAGGAAAAACGCATAGCCGAACTTGATGAAAATGGTATAGATGAAGAGCACGTTTTAACGCGTGCTCATAAAAATCTAAACAGTTGGATGTCTTACTTTGGCGATAACGTATCACAAGGCAAAGCCGATCTCGAATTTGTGGTCAGGAACCAATGGTCAATGCAAGAGCGTGCAGATTTTAGTCGCTTACAAAAACCTGCACTTACTTTTAACAAACTCTATGACACAACTAAAAAGATCTTGGGAGAACAACGAAAAAATAAACCCAATCTAATGGTTCGCTCATTAAATGGAAAAATAGAACAAGAACAACTCGATCTTAGAACTGATCTAGTTAGAACATTCGCCTATCAATCTCAAAACGATTTGGTTTATCAAACTGCATTTAAAAATGCTTTAATGATGGGATGGGGCGCGTTCCAAGTTGGTACTAAATTTGAAAGTGCCTATAGCTTTAACAAGACAATAGAATATCAGACAATCATTGATGCCACCCGATGTGCTTGGGATCCAACGGCTGTTAAACCACATAAGGGTGATGGTAATTTTTGTTCTCGAACATTCACCATGACTCGAGATGAGTTCTTTGCAACCTATCCTTACATTACCAATCCAGTTTCATTTATTGATCCCTATATGCTAGTTGATTATCAATGGCAGACTCGCGATACGATTGCTATTGCTGATCAATATGTAAAAGAATGGTTTCCGTTATCTGTAGTTCAACTCTCAAACGGCATGTCAGTGAGTGAATATCACTGGGAAGAGGCTCAAAAGGTTTATCAAAAACAACAAGACATTGTAGAAGGATCAATCATTGCACGTATTATTCAGAACGGAATTCCGCATGTAATTAGCAAAAGACAAACAGAAGATTATCGCATTATGCGATATTTAATGTTGCGTGATTGCATTATTGATTTTGAAGAGTTCCCATCGAAACATCTTCCTATTATTTTTGTTGATGGCGATAGTTATTTTGAAGACGGAAGACAATTTACTAAATCATTTATTCATGAAGCTAAAGATGCTCAAAGATGTATTAACTATTTTGGATCTGAAATTGCAGCTGAGATTAAGAATAGACGGCGTGAACAATGGTTAGGAACGGCTGAAAATATTACTGGATATGAGCAAATATGGCGTAATCCTGAAGTCCAAGTGGGAATGCTACCAGCTCGCCCAGATCCTAAAACAGGTCAAATGCCGCAGAAACAAATGGCATGGGGAATGGCGCCCGAGCTTATGCAGAACATGCAACGTTCTACTCAAGATGTAAAAGAGATTTTGGGCTTTAGTGAGCAAGAAGTTATTCAATCGCGTGATCTATCTGGCAAAGCAAGACGTGAGCGTAAATTAGAAGGCGGTCTTGCTGCTTATATCTTTTTTGATAACTTGAATCAGTCTATTGCTCAAGCGGGCAGAATTGTAAATGATTTATTGCCTCATATTATCGGTGAAGATGAACGTCATATGCCTGTTACAAAATCAGATGGAAAAACTTCCACTGTTATTTTTAATCATGAACAAAAAGAGGGTTCTGTTAAAAATAAGATGCAAGAAGGCGATTATGATATTGAAATAGATGCAGGTCCGAGCTTTGCAGTTCAAAAAGAAATTGCGCTGGAATTCTTACAGCAAACTGCTGCAATGAATCCTCAAGCATTCAGTTTAATAGCTGATCTGTGGGCTAAAAATTTAGATGTTGAGTTTATGCCTCAAATGGTGGAGAGATTAAAGAATCTAGTTCCTCCGCAAATATTAGCGAAGGAATCAGGTGAGCCTATGCCCCCTACTCCTCCTAATCCACAAGAGATGATGGCCAAACAACAAATGCAAATGCAGCAGCAAGAAATGCAACAAAAAACTGCTGAGCTGCATATGAAGATGACGCAGATTCAAAATCAAAAAGTAAATGATGAAAGACAACATCAATTGGATGCAGCACGTATTCAAAACGAAGCAATCGAAATGCTGGGCAAACTTCAAGATGATCACAATAAAAATGAGATAGGAAAATCTAAACTGATTGCTGATTTAACTAAGATTGCAGCTGGCGCTGTTAATGAGCGACGTTCTCAGGATATTGAATTACATAAATCTCATTTAGAGCATACGATTGACCTAGCTACATTGATGAATAATAAAAATCAAAATCAGCCGCCAAATAATTCAAATCCATAGATAGTCTACCGGTAGAACTATCAGCTATACCTATAGACTCTATAATGTCCAAATACGAGAATTCCTCGGGGCGAACGCAAACGCCTAAATTGCGGGGCATATAATGCCAGGAGTAAGAAATTAATGTCAGAGTCCGATAACATTGAAGAAAATCAGCCTTTGAATGCTGAAAATGTTTTGGAAAGTTTAGGTGAGCCAGCTGAAGCTGCAGGTGAAATAAATAATCCCGGCACTTTATTAGGAACATCTAATAATACAAATGGTCCATCGGATCCTTTATATGTGCAAAAACGGTTGAAACAACAAAGCCGTCAACACGATAGAGAGATGAGAGAATTACAGTCGCAAATGGCTGCAATGCACTCCCAAATGGGTCAACAAGCATATTCAGGTCAAATGATGAATTCCCAAGATGGAATGAATTCGGGCGAGGATCCAATACAAAAAGCTGTCAATTTTGCGCTCCAGCAAAGAGATTTGCAGGAACAAAAACAAAGACAGGCAGAAAGCGCAAACCATATGCAAAAGCAATATCGTAATTTGCAAGAGCATTTGGATAATATGGAAGATAAGTATTCTGACTTTCGCGAGAAAGTTTTTAGTGATGATCTTCCAGTGACTACAACCATGCGTGATTATGCGTTGACCTTACCAAAAAAAGGTGAGGGATCAGCGGGAGAGGTATTGTATAACCTTGCTAAGAATCCAGACGAACTCAAACGTATTTCTAAACTCCAACCAGTAGATCAAGCAGCAGAAATGGCGAAATTGTCGCATGCTCTGATTAGTGGTGGCGAGAATAAAATTACGCAATCACGTGCCCCAATAGGCAATATCAAATCATCGGCAACTCCAGTTTCAGGCGGCGTAAACGAAAAAACGCCTATATCTAGCATACGGGCGAAAATGAAATCTGGTGGCTGGAAATAAGTTAGGAAACGGTTTCCTATACCACCCCAGAATTTATGGAGTGTGTAGTAATGCCTAATCAATTTATTAATACCCAACTTGTGTCAAATACAGCTTTGGCAATGTTTGCAAACAACGCACCTTTCGTAATGACTGGTTCGCGAATCTATCAAGATGACTTCAATAATTCAGGTTATAAAATTGGTGATACCTTACAAGTTCGTCGTCAAAATCAATTTGTAATTGGTGATGGTTCAACTGCGGTACCCCAAAGCATCATTGAAACAGTTGAAAATATCACTGTTGCGCATCAATACCATGCTTTGATTGCTTATACAATTCAAGATTTAACACTGCGTATCGAAGATTTTTCACGTTTATTTATTCAGCCAGCAATTCAAAATATAATCTCTCAAATGGAAAGAGATATTTGTGTAGCTGCTGAACAAACGCTTTATTCGTATACAGGAACTGCCGGTACTGCTATTAACTCTTTTGCAACAGTTGATTTAGCTGGTGCAGAATTGCTCGAAAAAGGCGTTAATATTAGCTCTGATGCTTATCTTGCTATGACGGTTCGTGATGGTTCTAGTTTGAAATCAGCACTATTAAATAACTTCACGCCTGTATTTAACGAAGATATCGTGCGTCAATCTGCAATTGGTCACTTATCCTATTTTGATATTTTCCAATCGCAAAATATTGTAAACCACGTAGCAGGGGATGGCCCTCGTTTATATCAAGCCGATACATTATTGATTAATGGCGCTGTCAGTTCGGGCAGTACTTTAGTAATGGATGGCGCAACTTTCACTATTACTAATTACTTCCTACCAGGTGATTTGATATCGATTGCAGGCGTTACCAGTGTTAATCCACTGTCGCGCGCTTCAACAGGTCAAAATATGCAGTTTGTAGTGACAGCTGCTGCAAACTCAGATGGTGCTGGAAATATTACTGTTAGTGTTTCACCAACAATTATCAGCGATACAAGCTCTCCACTGCAAAACGTTTCAAATGCAATTCCTAATAATGCTGTTGTTACTATGGTCACAAGCCATAATGTAAACGTAGCTTATCCAAGTCGTGCATTAGATATCGTTTGTCCTCCGTTGTATAAATTACAAGTGCCTTATGCGAGTGTAGCTATTGATTCTGAAACTGGATTGTCATTAGCTGTAACGCAAACAGGTGACATTTTGGGATATCAAAACTATATGCGTATTGACGTGTTAACTGGTTTTGCTTGGCATCCACAATATGCAGTTGTACTTTTATCATAAGGAAAGAATATGCCGTTAGCGTGTGTTTATAATAAGATTGAAGGAATGCGAGTTGTTTCAGTCGAAGATAGAAACAAGCTAACGGATAGTGGTGAATGGTTTGATCATCCGAGCTGCAAAAATAACTTTGAGGGTAACGAAAATGATGGACAGATACAACGGCCTAAAAGGCAAAGAAAACGTAAATGCACAAGCGCGTCAACGCCGGTTGGAAGCGGAACATAATGCGAAGGATAATTTTGTAAAAAAAGTACAAAATGCTCAAGATAAATTCGCAGGTAAAGCACCAGAGCTAAAAAAAGAAGCAGAAAAGTTTAATGCTTATATGTGCAACAATGGTGAACATGCACAGGAATATGCTAGATCCCTAACAGCAGGTCTAGATAAAGTTGCTTTTCCTGTTAAGTAAGTAGCGTTAAATGGAGAGCATAAACAATGACTCAAATTATTCGTACAACAAATGACGTCATTGTAAATGCTCTCTACTTGGTGGGAGAATTGGGAACAAACGAAACGCCAGATGCTTTCATGCTCACAACGGGCTTAGATATAATTAATGAACTATTAGATAAATGGAATTCTGATTCAATTTATATTCCCTATTTAACGACAGTTGAATTTGATTTTGTAGTTGGACAACAAATTTATTCTATTTCCGATATAGTAAGCGCAGATATTACAGCTGATCGAGTAATTGATTTAACATTTGCAAATTACAATGTACCGACAACTGGTCCCACTCAGTTAATTTATCCACTTCGAATTATTAGCAAAGCTGAATTTTATGAAGTTACACGTCAATCGAATTTAACAACACGTCCACAAATGATCTTTTTAAATAAGCAAGCAACACAATCATTTGTGAATGTATATCCTGTTCCAGATCAAACATACACATGTTCGCTTCAAATGAAGCTTATGATGAATTCAGTGGGGCAGCAGGACACAATTGGGCAACTACCTCCTAATGCATACGGCTTATTAAAATACGCGGTAGCGCGCAAATTTTGCGGTTATTACCCATCGGCAAACTGGACTGTTCAAATGGAAGATGAGTATCAAGAATATATGCAGATTTGGAAAAATACCAATGAAACAGATTTAAGCATTAGACCTTCTTCAGTCATGAGTAATCCTGATCCTTTCTATTGGCAAAATATATTTGTTTTCTCATAGGGTTTCTCAATTATGATAAAAACCCAAAATTTTGAAATCGTCGGAAGCTATAATAATCAGCGTATTTCGTCTATTGATGCTGAACGCACCGTCAATATGTTTGAGTATAATGATCCTTTAGGTAAAAAACCTAAATCTCTATTATGGACGTCAGGATTAATTAATGCCCATTTTACATTTGGCTCTCAAACAGAAGGTTTTAGAGCGCAATATGTATTATTAGGTTTTATGTATTTTGTAGTGGGAAGTGGTGTATTTCGATTAGATACAAATGAAATATTAATTCAAATAGGAACGCTAACTACGACTGACGGATATGTTGGAATTGATGCAAATTCATTTCAGATTATATTTGTTGACGGTGTATCAGGATATATTTGGGATACAACCACTTCATTATTTACACAAATAACGGATCCTGCATTTCCTACCATACCACTTGATGTTTGCACACTTGATAATTTCTTTGTCGTTCCAGATGGCACGACAAATCAATTTCAATTATCATCTTTGAATCAAGGATTAATTTGGGGCGCTGATGCAACCTCTATTATTACTCAAACTGCATTTACAATATCCGCAGCTTCTTCTGATTTACTTTTAACTTTTCCAACTGGTGTATCAACTTCTAATTATCAAGTAGGCACACCTATTCTTTTTTCAGATCCAGGAAATACTGATGCCACTTTCACGATGGCAGCAGGTGTGGCAGATGTAGTTTTAACCTATGGTGCAGGAGTTACAATTGCGGATTATCAAGTTGGAACTCCTATTATTTTTTCAGGCGGCGCGATACCTATTGAATTTAATATTACCGATACATTTTATGTTCAATCAGTAGTTAATCCAACAACCATTACAGTTTCGGCGACCTATGGTGGTGTTGCAATAACATCTGTAGCTGGCGGAAATGGGAGTGTTGCAAATAAAGCATTACCGGTAGAATTTAATATAACCGATACGTTTTATATTCAATCAATAGTTGATTTAACAACGATAACGGTTTCAGCCACTAATGGTGGCGTTGCTATCACATCTGTGTTAGGTGGGACAGGTACATTTACAAATAACGGGCAGTTGCAACAAGGTGAAGTTATTAGCCATCCCGGTACTATTGTTGCTTGTCGAACTTTACATAGAAGAATATTTTTCTTTTCAGAATATTTTACAGAGATTTGGGAAAATGCAGGTGTTGGAACTAACCTACCATTTCGAAGAAATAATTCATTATTAATTGAATATGGATGCGCTGCAATCGGAAGCATAGCAGTAGATTTTGATAGATTATTTTTCCTATCTCAAGATAGAAATGGATTAGGCTCTGTAATGATGGTAGTAGGCTCGCAAGCAATGGAGTCTTCTACTCGCGCATTAGATTATACGTTAGCTCGTTTTGCAGCTTCTACAGGCATTTCAGATTGCCGATCATTTTTAATTAAAGAAAATGGTATTATTTTTTATAGAATGAATTTCACAACTTCTGATCATACTTTTGTTTATAATGTTTCACATTCTGATCCTACAAATGACATTACAAAATATTGGCACGAAGAAGAAATATTAACTGGGAACAGACACCCTGCGCAAACACTTGGATATTTTAATGGAAAGAATTTTGTCGGAAGTTATAGTGCTTCTACCATGTATATTTTAGATGTCAATACTTATACAAACGATGATCAAAGAATTAAAAGAATTAGAATAACAAGATCATTCGTTCCTCCTGGTTATCAAAGATTGCGCATTGATAGATTGCAACTTGATTTATTACAAGGTCACGTAGCTAATTTATCGACTCAACTGATAGATAATCCGATTTTTACTGAAAATGAAGAAGAAATTTTAACTGAATCAGGTGAGGAATTATTGGCTGAGACCGATTCATTAGGACAGAACGCTGCCAATTTATTTGTATTCTTATCAATATCTAAAGACGGCGGCCAATCTTATGGATATAGTGTAAAAGCGCCTATGGGACAAACGGGCGAAAGAAAATTTAGAACACTTTGGAGAAAGCTTGGAGTAATTCCACGCGGTCAAGGATTTGTTGCAAAGTTTGAATTTTATAATGATTACCCATTCGTCATATTAGGTGCTAGTTGGGCTGTTTCAGAGCTACCGGAGTAATAATGGCAAATAGTTTAGATTTATTTCCAGTAAATGATCCAATTACTGAAGGAAATTCCGGAAAATTAAGCAATCCATGGAGAAATTTCTTCACGATGTTTAATCAAAATTTAAGTGACTATATAAGTGAATTTGGAATTACACCGCCAATACTTACAACAACACAAAGAGATTCAATTAGTTCGCCAAAAAACGGACAAACAATATATAATATTACATTAAATACCGCGCAATATTTTAAAAATGGTACTTGGACATCTTATTAGAAAAAAGGAATATAAAATGGATCCTAGTTATTATAATCAAATGTTTCCTGGTGGAACTGGCGGGTACGGCGGAGGGTACGGCGGAGGAAATCAATTAGGCGCATTAGGAGGGAATTCAGGCGCAGGAGGTCAATCAGGGTGGCAATCTGTACTTAGTGATACAGGCGGAATAGGCGATCTTCTATCTGGAATATTTGGAAATTCTGGATCTCCTTATGGAGCCGCAGGAAATGCATATAGTCAATACGCCCAAATGGGCGCGAACGCAATAAATCCATATAATACGATGGGTCAAAATGCAATGAGTAATTATGCTAATTGGGCGCAAACCATGCAAAATCCAGCTCAATTTCAAAATAATTTAATGAATCAATATCAAGAATCGCCAAATGCAAAATTCATGCAACAACAAGCTATGCGATCCGGACAGAATATGGGTTCTGCAGCAGGTTTAATGGGATCCACTCCTCTTGCTATGCAAATGCAACAAAATGCAGGAAATATATCGCAACAAGATATGCAAAATTGGATGAGTAATGCGTTTGGTATTAATCAACAATATGGAAATGCGCAAGAAAATATGATGGGTACTGGATTAATGGGTGCTAATTCATTATTAGGATTATATGGCCAAGAAGCAGGAGCGCAAGGTATGGCAGCATATGGGCAAGCACAAGGAAATCAAAGCAATACTGCGAATATGATTGGCGGTCTAGCTTCACTAGCTGCTGATATTCCTTGGTAATTATGAAAATTTTCATGAGGAAAAATAAATGAGATTACCAATGCAGCCTTCATATGCGCCAGTTGGTCCTGGTGGTATTGTTACTACAGCAATGGGCGGGTCTAATGCCTTATTAAATCAAATGTACAAAAATCAAATTGCACAAGCTCAAGCGCGCTATGCTCCCCAACAGCAACAAGGTATAGCTGCGCAAGAAATGGGAGCCGGACAAAATGCACTAGCGCAAGGCCGATATGCATTTCCAACTGCTTATGCAAATATGTTGAATGCTCAGCTTCAACCCGCCGCTACACAAGCTAATATAAATTTAACGGGAGCATCTACAGCGCAAACTTCGGCTGCAGCAACTAATCAACAACTGATTAATGAATATGTTCCTGCTTCTCAACAAGCACGTATCAGTGCTACTGCTATGAATGCATTAATTCCTTATTTACATGATTATAAATTAGGACTTATTTCTACAGCACAGTATCAACAAGCATTGAATCAAGCTACATCGGCAATGACTGCCTTAAATCCAAGTGCCCCAACAGTGCCAAGTGTAATAACAGGAGGCGCATTAGGAAATACACAAAAAGCAATATTACTCCCCGATGGAAATTTGCAGGCGCCGAGTGGAAAGATTTACACTAAAGATCCAGGATCGCCACAAGGATGGAAACCCGTAAAATGAGACCGAATCAGAATACTATTCCAGCAGGAGATTTAGCAGCTTTAAATGCTTATTCTTCTCAGAATCCAACGCCTCAGACTTCTGCTCAATCCTCGAGTAATACTATTCCAGC